AGGTAACGCGACAAACCGTTACGAGTTGAATTGGTTTATCAATGAGATAAAGGAAGCCTTCAGAGGTTGTGAGGTACGCCCTGACCACGATAGCAGTCATCGAGACACGGTGTATCACGTTTACTACCCCGAGGACGAATACACTATGGGTTGGATAGAAGTAGGGTTCTGCCATACCAAAGAGAAGATAGTGTACAGTGTGTACAGTAGAGACATAGTCAATAACAAGCACAGCAACTACGCTTCGGAGTTCCGTACAAAGGTCACTGCCTTACCAGTACAGGCCATGCGGAATGCAAAGAAGTACTTGCGCAGATGTACGCACAGCGAGGTAGTGTCTGCCAGTAGGACTAAATGTAGGAGTGCGTTAATGCGTGCGGTAGATGATACTCAAACTAAGCATTGCACTGCGTGGAGCCGATTGCTCGGTGGGGAATGGAACGAGACACGCGAACAAGTGACCGCCCCAATACTCAATGAGATGTACATGCTACTGGACTCTGGGTATGAGTTTTTAGATAAGACTGTACCAGATAACCTAACGTCTTTACGCGTGGCCAAAGGGGCGAAAGATCAATCCAAGTATGACGCAGAGATGCCTATGTATGCTATTCGAGTGTACGAGAGGTTAGGTAAGCAAGCGTTCGATGTATGTACGGTGGGGGATATGCACAATATGAAGAGGAATACGCCGCCTCGAGCTACTACTTACTATGATGATTTACCCGATGGCGTGTTGGGTAAACTGTCCACACTGTCTATATGTGGGGTGGGGGACTACGTGCCGCAGGTTGGGTACCGTCACAGTGAGGCTCTGTTCTATGTCACACAATGATACGATATGGAACGATCCGACAGAAATGCCCAACGCTTACCGCGTTACTACGCTGGGGTACACCAATAGTATTGAGGTAACGTGTTTGGGTATGAATTGTGTTGACTCGGAGTGTGAGGGGTTATATGATCTGGATGAAGATGTACCGGAGTGGCTTGAAGAAAGGCTCTCGGTGCTGATGATGTGTGACCCTACACCGCCCACCGAACCTGTAGAGGGTATTGGTAGGCGCATCGACGAACACACGTTTTGGGTATTTAAATAATAGAGGGACTGATACCAGTTCTCGGCTAAAAGGAGAGGGTTATGGCGATGACGCCAGAAGGGAAGGTTAAGAAGAAGATAGTTGAGCAGTTGAAAGCGTTAGGGTGTTATTACTTTTTCCCTGCTACTGGGGGATACGGTAAGAGCGGAGTGCCTGACATAGTAGGTTGCTACAACGGGAAGTTCTTTGGGATCGAATGTAAGGCAGGCAAGAACACGCCAACAGCTTTACAGGAAAAGAATCTCAGAGAGATAAGCGACGCGTACGGAATAGCGTGCGTAGTTAACGAAGACAATATGAATGATATTAAACAAATCCTCGGAGGATAGTATGAGTATTGATGACGCAACACCAGCCGATTGGGATAGGTTACGTGCCCTTGCCCCCGCGATAGAGAAAACTGGGCTAGAGCATTGGGGTACGGCCATGGACAACCCGCCCGACGATATGGTCAACCACCCCAACCACTATACCTATGGCAACATCGAATGTATTGAGGGTATAGAAGCGAGCATGACTGCCGAAGCATTCCAAGGTTACTGCAAAGGCGCATGTCTGAAATACCTTTGGAGGTATGAGCGAAAGGGTAAGCCGCTAGAGGACTTGAAGAAAGCGCAGTGGTACCTAAACAAGTTAATAGAGGTTATGGACTATGAGTAAGGGTAGCCGCCAACGCCCTACTGCGCAGGCGTTTTGGGAGAACTGGCATAATGTGTTTGGGGATAAGGAAGCCCCCAAGCATATCACCGAGTCCGAACACAAGGCAGACATGGAAGTAGTAGACATAGAGGAGGATGAAGATGGACTTGATAACGGTTGACTTTGAAACGTACTACGACAAGGACTTCTCTCTCCGTAAGATGACAACAGAAGCCTACATCCGTGACCCTCGTTTTGAGGTAGTGGGTGTAGGTGTAAAGGTGAATAACGATGCTACAGAATGGGCAAGCGGCACACACGAAGAACTCAAGGAGTATTTACATACTTTCGATTGGGGTACGTCTGTACTTCTATGCCACAACACTTTGTTTGATGGCGCTATTCTCAGTTGGTTATTTGATGTTCATCCTCGCGTCCTCGCTGACACTCTTTGTATTGCTCGTGCTTTACATGGTGTCGAAGTTGGCGGCTCTCTCCATGCGCTTACGCAGAGGTACGGCCTCGGCACTAAAGGGACGGAAGTACTAGACGCGATAGGTAAGCGTAGGCTGGACTTCAGTGACGCAGAGTTAGATAAGTATGGCGACTACTGCATCAATGACGTGGAGCTAACCTATAAGTTGTTTAATGTCATGGGCAGAGGGTTCCCAAAGAACGAGCTACGGTTGATAGACTGCACGCTACGTATGTTCGTGGAGCCTGTACTGGAGTTGGACTTAGGGCTACTTGAGCAACACTTGGAAGACACCAAGCAGATAAAAGAAGACCTAATAACGTCTTCTGGTGTTACTAAGAAAGAACTTATGAGCAACCCTAAGTTTGCCGAATTGCTTGGGGGGTTAGGTGTGATACCCCCCACAAAGATAAGCCTGACCACTGGCAAGGAAACATTCGCATTCGCTAAGAACGATGAGCAGTTCAAGGCGTTGGAGAACCACTCCGACTCTAGGGTGCAGGCACTCGTAACTGCTAGGCTAGGCACCAAGAGCACGCTTGAGGAATCACGTACTGAGAGGTTTATAGGTATAGCTAAACGCGGACTTCTCCCGGTACCTGTAAGATACTACGCGGCACACACTGGTAGGTGGGGAGGCGATGACAAGATCAACATCCAGAATCTACCTAGCCGTGGCGTGAATGGTAAGAAGTTAAAGAACAGTATGCTTGCCCCCGAAGGGTACATGATGGTTGACTGTGACTCATCACAGATCGAAGCGCGTGTACTGGCGTGGCTTGCAGGGCAGGACGATCTAGTCCAAGCGTTTACCGACAAGGAAGACGTGTATATAAAGATGGCGTCTAAGATATACAACATACCAGAAGAAGCGGTCACGAAAGACCAACGCTTTGTAGGTAAGACTACTATATTAGGTGCAGGATATGGTATGGGTGCGGTACGCTTTTCAGACCAGCTACAGTCGTTCGGTACTCACATGGATGTAGAGGAAGCTCGAAGGGTAATCCGAATCTACCGAGATGCTAACTGGAAGATAAACACGTTATGGCGTGATTGTCAGAACATGCTGGTTGAGATGTCGCGTGGTAACTCCGGTAGTCTCGGCCCCAACGGGATAGTAAAGTACGGGGCTGACGGGCGTAATGGGTGGATACTGCTACCGTCTGGACTAAAGATGCGGTATGACGACTTACAGTACGAACAAGGTGAGCGTGGGCCAGAGTTTAAGTACAAGACTCGACGCGGGTACACTAGGATATATGGCGGTAAGGTCACAGAGAATGTATGCCAAGCGGTGGCTAGATGTATCATCGGGGATCAGATGTTGGCGATTGCTAAAAGGTATAAGGTGGCTTTGACTGTACACGATTCCGTGGTATGTTGTGTACCAGAGGATGAACTTGAAGAAGCTACACGCTATATCGAAGAGTGTATGAGTAGTACCGCACCGTGGGCAGAAGGCTTACCCATCACGTGCGAATCAGATAACGGTAAATCTTACGGGGAGGCGGCAGGATGACTGACATAGAGAAAGCTATGAAAGAAGCGCATAAGTTTGCAGATAAGGCACTAGCGCGTTCGGACAACAAACTACAAACCCTACGCGATAACATAACAGAGTGTATGGGGCAGCCTTTCGTTACCACTCGGGCGTATGCCGTATTTGTGGTGGTTCTGTCTTTGATACTAGGAGCATGGCTTGGGTAAAGTAACCGACATTAATAAGTTTAGGCGCAATAAAGATAATGAAACCTCTGAACCGGAAACAGAAGGAGGGTACCTCACTATAGTAGTTGGAGAAACTATAGATGAGGAGGACATAATACTCATAGAGCAGTGCGAAGTTGTGGGAAACACCAAACACAAAGACACTATCATTATAGACGAAGAAATGCTGCACATATTAATTAGTGAACTAATAGTAGCTGCTGGCGTTATAAAGGGTAAGGAACTGGAATGAGTATTGCACCGTGGTCGTTCTCAAAGATTAAGTCATTCGAGCAATGCCCTAAGAAGTTCTACCATCTCAAGGTGGCGAAGGACTATAAGGAACCTGAGACAGAGGCCATGCTATATGGTACTGCCGTACACTTGGCAGCGGAAGAATACATTAGGGATGGCAAACCGCTACCCGAAAAGTACAACTACTGCAAAGATGTACTTGATGTCCTGAATAACATAGAAGGCGAGAAGCTGTGCGAGTTGGAGATGGGACTCACTGAGAACCTAGAGCCGTGCGGGTTCCGAGATGACAACGTGTGGTGGCGTGGTATTGCCGACTTAGTCATCCTAAACAAACGCACCAAAACAGCTTATGTGGTAGACTATAAGACAAGTAAAAATACTAGGTACGCGGACAAAGGCCAGTTAGAACTGATGGCTATGAGCATGTTCAAGATGTACCCCAAGCTAGAGAAAGTGAAGGGTGGCCTACTATTTGTAGTGTGTGGTGAGTTAATAAAGGAAGACTACTCCAAGCCGGATGAGCCTAGGCTATGGGAGAAGTGGTTATCAGACTACAACCGCATGGAACAAGCCTTTGAGAACGATGTGTGGAATGCACACCAAAGTGGATTATGTCGTAGGCACTGTATTGTTACCGAGTGCGTACACAATGGGAGAAACTAATGCGTAAGAAAAGAAAGAAGCAGGTCAATGCCCCTGTCGGCAGTGACACGTTTGAACGTAGGATGGAGCGGCAACGCGCCAGACGCAAGATGGATAGAGAAGGTAAAGACGCCAACGGTAACGGCAAGGCTGACAAGCGTGAAGGTAAAGACGTTAGTCATAAGAAAGCCTTGGTCAATGGCGGAAGCAACAAAGACGGTGTTACAGTAGAGGATAGCTCTACTAACCGTAGCCGGAACTACAAGAAGAAAGGCAGTAGAAAGCCTAAGTAAAGAACTCCCTATTGGTATGGGTTGACGCGTGCTTGATGCGTCTTTAAACGATGTCGTGCCTCTCCTTATGGCATTAAGAATCAGCGGCATAAAATCGAGTAGTCTAACGGGCTAGTGCTATATTCATCGCTAGTCCCTACATAATGCAGACCTAGCCCTATCTGTGGACGAAGCAGGGCTACTAAAACGGTATAATAATTAGGTAAACGATTTATTAAGTCGTTTAGTATGGCGGAGACATTTTTGTTACCTAGGTAGCAAAGCCACGACCTGACTGGGCTGTACAGTTATCCAGTTTTCAGTCTACCCATTAACAGAGTGTGTAGGTGTTATCACCTTAACGTGTTAACAAGTAATTATATTTCAGTGTGACGTGGACACCCACTTCACGCTATTTTGCATCGGAGAAACAAATGCGTCCCGTGTATGAAAGTGAGTTTGACCGTAGTAACGAGGGTTACATAAAGAAGTATATAGAATCTAAAGGTAAGTTTACATATGAGAAGTCCGAACCATTCTCCTCTATAGACGGCTTACTATTCCAAGATGGTAAGCATGTAGGCAATGTAGAAATCAAAACCCGAACTAATGCGAGCGATAAGTACCTCACTTATATGATAAGTGCTATGAAGGTTGATAGCATATTACGTATGAGCAAAGAGGATAAAGTAATACCCTTATTAATTGTGCGGTTTACTGATGGAGTGTTTACGGTAGTTCTGGAAGATAGGTACGAGAAACGCCTAGGAGGTAGGCACGATAGAAACGATAGCCACGACACTGAAACATGTATGTATATACCAATGACGGAGTTCGTACAGATATGAAGATAGTAGATGATAAGGCGTTATTACTTACGCTACGTAACCCCGCAAAGGTTACATCGGTTATACCAAAGAGCAGGGAGTTAGCAAACAACCAAGTACTTGTTAACTGGGGATTAGAAGAGACACAGGTACTGCGCAACATGAACATCAACGCGCCATCCCCCATAGAATCTAAGTACGATTGGACAGGTAAGTACACTCCGTTCGATCATCAGAAGACTACAGCTAGTTTTTTCACGTTGAACCGCAAGGCTTTCTGCTTTAACGAGCAGGGTACAGGCAAGACTGCCAGTGCTATATGGGCGTCAGACTACCTTATGAAGCAGGGGGTGATACGTCGAGTGTTGGTGGTGTGCCCCCTATCTATTATGGATTCCGCATGGCGCAACGACTTATTTAGCTTTGCTATGCACCGCAAGGTAGACGTGGCCTATGGAGCAAAAGACAAACGCGCCAAGATAATCGAAGGCGATGCTGAGTACGTGATAATAAATTATGATGGGGTGGAGATCGTAGCGGATGCCGTGGCTAATGGAGGGTTTGACCTCATAATCGTTGACGAGGCTACGCACTACAAGAAC